ATTCAAATGAAACTCTTTGACTATGTGAGTTCAATTAACTTTACTAAGAAAGATATAATGATTGATGATGTTACAGAGAAGGTATATGAACCTTTTGTTATCAATAGATCATTATCTTACTTTGAAGATACAGTTATGTTAGCAAATGAGATGAATATCAACCATCATATTGACTCACGTTTACAATATTCATTCTTACTAAATACAATTAGAAAGCGTAAAAGGTTTTCTAAATGGGCTAAACCTGATAATTCAGATGTAATAACTGCAATAATGGAATATTATAAATATTCTGAAGAGAAAGCAAAAGCAGTATTACCTATGTTAGGTGATGATGAAATTATAAGAATAAAGGAAACGGTGAGCAAAGGTGGAATTAGAAAATAATGATATCGTGGAATGGACGCCAGAGATTATGTTGGAAGTCCGTTTAAATGAACCAGATGACTTCTTGAAAGTCAAAGAAACACTAACAAGAATTGGTATACCATCTAACCCTTCAAAGGGTAATATACTAAGCCAATCTTGTCATATATTACATAAACAAGGTAGATATTTTATTGTGCATTTTAAAGAATTATTCATTCTTGATGGCAAACCAAATAATCTACTAACGAATGATGTACAACGTAGGAATACTATTTCTACATTGTTATCAGATTGGGGTTTACTCACTATACTAGACGAATCCCTTTCACAAGATAGAGCTCCTCTTAAACAGATAAAGATAATACCTTTTTCTGAAAAGAAGAAATGGACTCTATCACCCAAGTACAATATAGGTAACGTTAGACGATAATTCGTTAATGTTCTATATTGTTAATAATGTATTCGCCTGATTGTCAGGGAATATAAACAATGTGCTCTAAGGAGGCAAAAACTATGAAAACAATTAACTTTCCAAGATCCCCCATGTATATCGGTTTCGATCAAATGTTTAATGATCTTGAACGCTTAGGTCAGCAAACTGATTCTGGATACCCACCGTATAATATCACTAAGGTAAATGAAGACAAAACAATTGTAGAACTTGCAGTTGCAGGCTTCTCTTTACCTATGCTTGATATTGAAGTAAAAGATGGTACTCTATCTATTGTCGGTAACTCTGATGAAACTAGAAAGAATGTTGAGTATATCCATAAGGGTATCTCCTCTCGTAAGTTTCGTAGAGAGTTTAAACTATCTGAATATACAGTAGTGTCAAGGGCTAGTCTGATTGATGGTATTCTTTATATTGAATTGAAGCAGGAATTACCTGATGCAATGAAACCTAAAAGAATTCCTATTAATAGAGATGGTGACTCCACAACCGCTGAAGAACTATTGTTAGGATAATATATAGTTAAAGTACTGTGAAGGGGTAACATTGTTACCCCTTTTATATTAATGTAATAAAATGGAGACACTATGTCTAATACTGAAATTAAGATTGTAAGATTAAGCTCAGGTGAAGAGCTGTTATGTGAATTTGTAGCAGAAACACAAATGATTTATAACCCTGTAATTATCATTCCTACTGGTGAAGGTGGTATCTCGTTTACACCATACATGCCGTACGCTGAAGTAGATGAATTAGTAATTAATAACTTTGATGAGTTTGTTATGTTTGTTGTTGATCCTGTACAGGAAATGAAAGATAAGTACCAACAAATAATATCACCAGCACCATCTATTATCGCACCAGACACTAAAATCATTACTTGACATTCTGGTTGAAGTAGTGTATAATACATAGTATATAATATGAATAAATTGAGGAGCTCCATTGACAAATTTCTATACATCTGTATCACGCTATGGCAACAAACTGCTTCTTAGAGGATACGACTCCGGTCATCCTATTAAGGAGCGTATAACGTTCAAACCATCTCTCTTTGTACCTAATCCTAAGACTACTAAATGGCAATCTTTAAAAGGTGAACCATTAGAAGAATTAGTATTTGATACTATGAGAGATGCTAAAGAGTTTCTTCAAACTACTGACTCTGTTAAGAATCTAAAGATTCATGGTAATGCAAACTACATTGCTCAGTTCATTCAACAGAAATATCCAGGTAAGATACCATTCGCAAGGAATAAGATCAATGTAACTTCAATCGATATTGAGGTTGCATCTGATGATGGATTCCCTGAGCCTGAATATGCCGCACATGAAGTTATATCAATAGCACTCAAGTCTTCTACAGATGATACTTATTATGTATGGGGTCTTGGGGATTTTGATGTATCAACTTCTATTCATACAGAACTTAAACTAGAATATGTTAAATGTCTTGATGAACTAGATCTACTTCGTAAGTTCATTGGTCATTGGAGTTCACCTAGACATATACCTGATGTTATAACAGGTTGGAATACTAAGTTCTTCGATATGCCTTATCTGGTTAATCGTATAAACAATGTATTATCAGAAACCTATTCTAAACGATTAAGTCCTTGGGGTTTAGTAGATCGTAGAGAAGTTACTATAATGGGTAAGTCCTCTCAGTTCTATGAGATTGTAGGTATTCAACAACTTGATTATCTTGATCTATATAAGAAGTTCACTTACTCACAACAAGAATCCTATAAGTTAGATCATATAGCTCATGTAGAACTTGATGAACGTAAGATATCATATGAGGAGTATGGATCACTTCATTCACTCTATAAGAATGATTATCAGAAGTTCATTGATTACAATATCAAAGATGTTGAGTTAATTGAACGATTTGAAGATAAGATGGGTCTTATTACTTTATGTATGACTATAGCATATAAAGCTGGTGTTAACTATACGGAAGCATTTGGTACAACAGGTATATGGGATACCTTTATCTATCGTACACTAGATGAACAAAAGATTGCTGTACCACCTAAAGAAGTAGAAGCAAAAGCAGAGTATCCAGGTGGGTATGTTAAAGCACCTATGGTTGGTAAACACAATTGGGTTGTGTCATTTGATTTAAACTCACTGTATCCACATCTTATTATGCAATATAATATGAGTCCAGAAACAGTATTAGATCAGAGAACATCAGGTATTGATGTTGACTATTGTTTAAAGTATAAACCTAAGCATACTACAGATACAGCAATGGCTGCTAATGGTTCACATTATTCTAAAGAGAAGCGAGGTGTTATTCCATCTATTATTGATACCTTATATTCTGAAAGAAAAGTTATTAAGACGGATATGCTTAAAGCTGAACAGAATGCCCAGAAAGATAAATCATTTAGACTAGTAAAGAAGATATCTAATCTTAATAATCAACAAATGGCCATTAAGATTCTTATGAACTCATTATATGGTGCTCTAGGTAATAGGTTCTTTAGATACTATGATTTAAGAGTAGCTGAAGGTATTACATTATCTGGTCAGTTAAGTATTAGATGGGCTGAGAAAGCTACTAATGACTTTATGAATAGGATTGTAGGTACTGATTCTGTTGATTATGTTATAGCTATTGATACGGATTCACTCTATGTTAACTTTGAACCATTAGTCTCAAAGCTGAATCTTCCTGAGAATAAGACAGTTGAAATCATTGATAAGATGTGTAATGAACAGTTTGTACCTATGATGGCTAAGTCATATCAATCATTATCTGATAACATGAATTCTTATGAAAATAAGATGGTAATGGATCGTGAGGTTATTGCGGATGTTGGTATATGGACTGCTAAGAAACGATATATCTTAAATGTACATAACTCCGAAGGTGTGCAGTATGAAGAACCTAAACTAAAGATAATGGGTATTGAAGCTGTTAAGTCATCAACTCCAGCTATATGTCGTGATGCTCTAAAAGAGTTGTTTAAGGTAATAGTAATTCAAGATGAAGTTGATGTACAGAAAGCTATTGCTCAATTCAAAGAATACTTCTATTCAAGACCTGCACATGAGGTTGCGTTTCCAAGAGGTGTGACTGATATAACTAAATGGGTTGATGTATATAAAGAATATGGTGGATTATATATCAAAGGAACACCTATTCATGTTCGTGGTACTCTAGTATATAATGATGCTATTATAATGAATAAGTTAAGAAAGAAGTATACCTTAGTTAAGAATGGGGAGAAAATTAAGTTTGTTTATCTAAAGACACCTAATCCTGTTAAAGAGAATGTTATATCATTCCCTGACTATCTACCAGAGGAGCTTAAGATGTCAGAGTATATTGATTATCCTCTACAGTTTGAGAAGACATTCCTTGATCCTATTACACCAATCCTAGATGCTATTGGTTGGTCTATAGAACCTAAAGCAACATTGGAATCATTCTTCTCTTGACATTTGATCTAAACTATAGTATAATATACCTATGACAAATATAAATCAACTATCAACAAACCAACTTGTATCCTATTACATGATGAGTTCTTATATCTATTATGTGGCTAATTCGTTCTTAGAGTCACCCCTATCTGATACTGAATATGATGAGTTATGTAAGAGATTGTTATCTGAATGGGATGATGTAGATCACCCACACAAGAAGTTAATAGATTTTAACTCATTAACAGCAGGTACAGGATTCTATCTTAATGACTACCCTACTATAGTAAAGAATGCAGCTGTAGACTGGGTAGAGAGTTGTAATGCAGTATGACCTATTCATTAACTATATTCAAGAATCTATTTGATAACAAGACACATAAACGAATGGACTTTGATCATTTCCGTGATATGGAATCCTTACTATATAAATTATCAGCTGAGAGTCGTGAGTCTAAATCAACATCACCATTAATATCACCTGCCACATATAATGAAGGTAAGAAACGTAAGAACGATTCTGTATTATCATGGTCATGGGCGGCATTAGATGTTGATGATCATAAGTTACCAGCTAGTACGCAAGGATTAGAAGAAGAATTATATAAAAGATTTGGTCATTATTACTATGTGTGCTATTCTACAGCATCATCACGACCTGATTATCCTAAGTTCAGATTGGTCTTTCCACTCAAGTATGCTGTACACGCTAAAAACATTAGGCATTTCTGGTATGCCCTGAATACAGAGTTTGCTGGTCTTGGTGATCCTCAAACTAAAGATCTATCTAGAATGTATTATGTACCAGGCCAATACCCAAACGCCTTTAATTTTATATTTTCAAACAAGGAAGGTAGTTTCATTAATCCAACAGAGTTGATGGAAACTGTAACATATATAGATAAATCTAGATCTTCCAATTTCTTAGATATGTTACCGACTGAAATGCAAGAGCAAGTAATAGAACACCGTAAGTCTAAACTAGTTAATAAGGATAAGTATAATTGGTCATCAATATCCAATTGTCCATTTATTAATAAGAAGATGTTATCTGAGTATTCTGCTATATCGGAAACAGGTTGGTACCATAAGATGTATCAGATGATGGTATCTATAGCCTTTAATGCAATCCGTAAAGAATACCCAATAACAGCGGAAGAGATAGAAACTCTTATGAGAGAGTTAGATTCACGAACAGGGTCGTGGTATGTAAAGCGACCTATATTAAAAGAAGCAAATTCCGCAATAAACTATGCATATAAAACACATACAGAGAGGTTGTAACTATGTACGAATACAAAGCTAAATTAATCCGAGTAGTTGATGGTGATACTATTGACGCGGAAATTGATTTAGGATTTAAGGTTTATATTAAAGAACGAATAAGATTTGCAGGAATTGATACACCAGAATCTAGAACTAGACATAAACATGAAAAGTCATGGGGACTAGCTGCTAAATGTCGTGTTAAAGATCTTCTAGAGTATGGAGATGCAGAATTTACTTTAACTACTGAACTTCAAAAGAAAGGTAAGTTTGGACGTATTTTAGGGACTGTTATACTCGCTGATGGTACTTCATTATCTGAGATATTATTAGATGAGAAATTAGCAATTCCATATGAAGGTGGTAATAAAGATGAGTCTCGTATAAAATATGGTGTTAAAGAATTATGGGAAATGAACTTCTATAATACAGGACCTGGATGGTTAGAAAAACAAAGTGAGGAGTAGTAAATAATGAGTTTAATGGAAAAATTGAGAAAGAATTCTAA